TATCAAGAACGTGACAGCACGATAATACGATTACGGCGTTCTGATCTTCATTCGTGAGGATCAGAACGCCTTTTTTTATTGCGAGGCCAGCATCGAGCGAGGGGGAGATCCATGTGGGACGATTTATCCGGGCTGCCTGGCACTGGATTCTCCAGATAGTCACGACCAGGCTGGAGAAGCGCTATGGTCCGCTGTATCTCCAGGCATTTCTAGGTGAGGATGGGCATGAGCAAAAAACCGAATAATCAGGGGGTAATAAATCGCGATGTGAACGCGGCACAACGCGCTGCGCAAGCCGTCCAGCTCCGAGCCAAACGACTCACCTATGAGCAGATCGCGATCCAGTGTGGCTATGCGTCGCCGGGTGCGTGCCGCAATGCCATCATGCGCGAGCTCAATCGCACGATCGCGCCTGGAGTCGGGAATATGCGCCAGGAAGAGTTGTCCATGTTGGATCAACTTCATGCTCTCCTCTGGCCACTCGTTTTGCCTGATGGCGATGAGGACCAGGAGGATGACGACGAAGAGTCAGGCAAGCGCAAGAAAACGAAGATGCGGGTCGTGGATCTCTTTGTCGTCGATCGCATCCTTGCCATTGCCGAGCGCCGCGCAAAGCTCATGGGCCTGGATAAGCCGGTCGAGACGACTGAGCAGAAGAATCTGCTTGTTATTCGCGAGGTCCCAATCGGGCTCTTGCCAGTCGTGGAGTCGACGCCATGAGTGTTGCAACAGCTGAAGCAAGAGAACAGGTGATCATCCCCGCGCCAGAGTTGCGAGGCGCGATCCTGGAATTGGCCGCAAGTCAGGATTTTGAGTGCGGGATCGACGGCCCGGCCGGGACTGGCAAGACGTTCGGCATCCTCTATTATCTGCATATCCTGCTGCTAAAATACCCACATACCAAGATCCTGGTGGCGCGCAAATACAACACCGACCTCGCCGGGAGCGCGATGGCGACCTTTCGCGATAATGTGCTCGATGAGCGCGAAGGTGTGGTCTACTTCGGCGGGAATAAGGTCCGGCCAGCTGAGTATGCCTACCCTAATGGCTCGGAGCTCGTGGTGAATGGCCTGGATAAGCCGGGCAAAGTCAAATCCATGGAGTTCGATATCATCTACATCAATGAGGCGACCGAGTGCAGCCTAGATGATATCGAGTTCTGCCGCATGCGCCTGGCTCGCCGCAAGAAAAGCAGCCTGCCGAAGCACTACCACAAGCTGATCATGGATTTTAATCCGGATGCGCCCGGCCACTTCCTCAACCAGCGCATGAACGATGGCATCACCCGGCGCATCCTCTCTCGCCATGAAGACAACCCGTTCTTGTGGGACGCCAAAACGCAGGACTGGACCCCGGAAGGGCACAACTATATCTTTGGGATACTCGGCGGGCTTACGGGGGTGCGCCTGGCGCGTTTCCGGTACGGGCTCTGGGCAGCCGCTGAAGGCACGGTGTATGAGGATAGCTGGGATCGCAAGCGCAATGTGATTGAATCGTTTCCGATCCCACGTGAATGGCCGCGCTACCTCTGCCTGGATTTTGGCTATACCAACCCATTCGTCTGCAAGTGGTACGCCGTGGACCCGGACGGCAGGCTCTACTGCTATCGTGAGCACTACAGGACGAAGATGCTGGTCGAGGATCACTGGATTGCCATTGCTCTGGCCTCTGGCTGGTACAACCGGCTACCACGTCAGCATCCCCAGTACAAGAGCCAACCCGCCGAATGGGCTGATCCGCTCCCCCGGGAAGTGATCGCCGATCATGATGCGGAAGACCGAGCCACGTTTGAGCGGCATTCTGGCATGATGACGACGGCTGCTGACAAATCGGTTAGTGATGGCATCCAGGCAGAGGCTTCTCGGCTGCGCCCAGCTGGCGATGGCAAACCGCGTCTGCTCTATTTCCGCAATGCCTTGATTGAGAAAGATCCGGATCTGGCGCGTGCCAAAAAGCCTACCTGTACCATCGAGGAATTCGACGGTTACGTGTGGAAACGCGGCGCAGATGGGGCTGCGAAAGAGGAGCCGGTGAAAGAGAATGATCACGGCATGGATACCGACCGCTATATGGTGAAGCGGCTGGACGGGAAACAGGGTCTTGGCGTGACCTATTTCAAGGATATTTGGAGGTGAGGGTATGGCCTGGTTGGCATGGGGTGGCATCGTGTTGCTCCTGGGCATGGCGATCGTGGCGGGTGTGGTCGTCTGGCTGGATAAAGTGAGGAATATCGAATGAGGCATGAACAAGATCAGGCATTGCTCAAGCAACTACAATCTGCGCTCTACGAGCTCTACTGTATCTATGACGAGATCCCGATGCATTCGCATGAACGCACAGAGAAGCTGCTTGAACATGGCTTGCTGCTCCTTGCTGAATGGTCAGGGAGTCAATCGGTGCCATCGTTGCAAAGCGTCCGTGTAGTGCTGGTTGCACGTGCCGTCCAGGCTGTGTGGGTACAGTTCAAGCAAGAACATCCATTGGTGAGGTAAGTCTATGGTGAATCATTGGTTGCAAGACGACAGTGCGATGAGCCAGGAGCAACAATCCGCCCTGAAGCATTTGCTCGTGGAAAGTTCCTGCCTCATTGCACGAGAGGCGGCCGCATTTCGGGCAAGTCATCCTGAGATGACATTGGAGTGGGATCTCAGGATCAAGGGTAGAGAGCACGAAAGGGAATGGCTAGGCAGGATGGCGAATACGGAAGAGACGGTGAGGGCATGACGCAAACAGCCACCGCGCAATCGCTGGCCCAGGCTGCGATCCCCCAGGAGGATGCCGATCGCAAACGCGAGATGCAATGGGCATGGAAAGCCTATCATGGCAAAATCCCCAACCAGCTCAAAGTAGAACCGAACAAACCGAATGATAATGTTCGGCCCAACTTGTGTGCCTCTATCGTTGACAAGGGCGTGTCCTATCTCTGTGGCAAGCCGGTCAAAATCGAAGCGATTGATGAGAAAAAGACGAAGGTCGATGGTCAGCCCTCTCCTATCCAGGACTTCCTGGATGGCTTCTGGGGCGATGACGACGAAAAAATGACACTACTCACCGAGATCGCGATGAACGGCGGCGTTTGCGGGCAGACTTTTGTCAAAATTATCCCGGCGACTCGTAGGATGAAGTATCCGCGCATCGTGAACCTTAATCCCTTGCTCGTTCGCATGGTAACCCACCCGGAAGACTGCAAGATTATCCTGGCCTTTGTGATCGAATATCCCATCTCTTATGGCCTGCAAAAGCGGCAAATTATTGCGCGTGTGGACCCGGATAGCAACGTTGAGCTCTGGGGAGACAATAATCCAGAGGACTTCTGGACCATCACCAACTATCAGCGGCGGGCAATGGGAGGAGGACAAGATAGCTGGCAGCAAGCCGGGGAGCAGAAGGACTGGCCCTATCCCTTCCCGCCGATTTTCACGAACCAGAATCTTCCGAACCCGAACGAGAGCTGGGGCATCACCGATCTTACCGAGGAGATCATTGACCAGAATCGGTCCTACCAGTTTGCCATGAGCAATACCGCACGCGTGATTCGCTATCACGCCCACCCCAAGACGATCGCGAAGGGCGTACGTGCTGAACAGATCAACACGGCCGTCGATGACGTAATTTGCCTGCCAGATCCCAGCTCTGATATGAAAAATCTGGAGATGACCAGCAACCTCGAAAGCTCGCGCGCCTTCGCCGGGGATATCCGCTCGAATATCAATGTGCAGAGCCGTGTCCCGGCCATTGCGCTCGGGACCGATGAGCCGAAGGGGCAGATCAGCGGGGTCGCGCTGATGGTCTACTATCAGCCGATCCTGGAGAAGACCACGGAAAAGCAACGCCTCTACGGCAAGCTTATTCGAGAAGTCTCTCGTGCGGCGCTCGTCCTGGCCGGGCTGATTCCGGTAGAGCGATTCGACGATTATAAGATTGGCTTGCACTGGCCGCCGCTTCTGCCAATAGACAACTTGGCCGCTGCGCAGGAAGGCATGGTCCTGGAGCAGCTGGGCGTCTCGCAAGATACCGTCCTGCAAGGCCTCGGCTACAATGCCGCCGATGAGGCTGAGAAGAAGGCCAATGAGGATGCGCGCCAGTTGACGGCATTCAGCCGTGGGCAGGGCCTGCCACCAGCACTCCCAGCACCAGAGCCAGCCGCGCCACCACCGGCAGAGTCACCCTTTCTTGGAAGGGGGCCAACAGCATGAGGCAGTTCGCGATCTCACTCTTAACGCTGATAAACATCATGGCGTTTGTAGGCATCTTTTATTATGCAATTCCTGGTTATGAGCACATTTTTGTTGGAGGTATTGGTTCCCAGGGCAATGCCACATTTGTTTGTATTGTCCTCTCGCTCTTTACCTTCTTTACCTCCATTCAGCTCACCCCAACCTCGCACGAGGATATAGAAGCAGTACGATCTGGAACATGTTGGGCCTGTGGGCAGCGCGGCCGCGAGCTTGTGTGGTGGCATAGTGAGCTCTACGACAGTACCGGCAAGTTGCACAATCAGCGTATGAGCTACCTGATCCACCGGTCCTGCTTCTATCTTGCAGAGAAGCAGGCAGGAGGTGTCCGGTGAACGAGCTGATGTTGCAGTTGGCAGGTGCAATCACGTA